TTGTACCTGATCTAACATTCCAACAAGCAATAGATCGTTGGCAGAAATAAATGTACCTCTATGACACATTTATCAACTTCCTGTCCGGCCTGGGTATTCCGGGCCGCGACAAGATGTCTGCGCATGAATACACAAAAGTGGTGTGGACGCGCCATCAATTGGAAGCCAGCTTTCAAACAGACTGGATAGCTCGTAAGGCAATCAGCATTCCTGCTCAAGACGCGACACGAGAATGGCGCTCATGGCAGGCGCGGCCTGATCAAATCGAGCAGATTGAGGAAGTAGAAGCTAAGCTGCAAGTGCAAATGAAGTTGCAACAGGCACTGGTTAAAGCACGACTGTATGGCGGGTGCTGCCTGTTGATCGGCGTTGATGGTGACTTCAGCAGCGAGCTTATTCCAGAGACCATCCGTAAGGACAGCCTTAAATACATTCATGTTCTGGCACCGCATCAACTGCACATTGATGAGCTTGACCAAAATTTAGCCTCACCTTACTACGGTCAGCCCAAGCATTACCGTGTGCAAGACGATACGCATAAAGTTGGAGATGTTGTAATTCACCCCAGCCGTATGGTACGGCTAATTGGTCTTGATCCGCCCGATCAAATCCAGAACAGCGGTTGGGGTGACCCATTGATGCAAGTAATCCATGACTCCGTCAGCGCTGCCGGCGCGGTGATGGGTTCTATAGCAACAATGATCTCTGAGGCCAAGATTGACGTAATTAAGGTGCCGGGGTTAACCGAGATATTCTCGACATCCGAAGGTACCACGCGCATGATCAAGCGTATGTCAGAGGCCAATGTTGCTAAATCCGTCATCAATGCAATATTGATTGATGGCGAAGAAGAATGGCAACGTATCTCCTGCGACTTCACCGGCATGCCGGAAGTATTGCAGATGTATTTGCAGGTCGCCGCTGGCGCCGCAGACATCCCAGTAACACGCTTTCTGGGACAAAGCCCAGCAGGGTTAAACTCCACAGGCGAGAGCGATCTGCAAAACTATTATGATCGTGTTGCTAGTGACCAAGAACTAAGGCTGACGCCGGCATTGGAGAAACTAGACAAGGTCATAGTGCGTTCCGCTCTCGGCACTGATGACCCCAATATCTTCTACAATTGGAATAGCCTATGGCAAATGGACGATGGTGCTAAGGCGGACATCCAGAAGAAGAAAGCAGAGGCGGCCAAGATTGATGCGGAATCCGGGCTTATTCCCCTTGAAGCATTATCCAAAGGGCGCTGCAATCAACTGGTGGAGGATGGCACATATCCAGGACTTGAAGCTGCAGTTGAAGAAGCATTGCTCAATGAAGAATTGGGCCTTGCCCTTGAACCGCCAGAGGAACCGCTTGACCCGAATGCGCCACCCAAAGACCCAGCCGCAGAAAAGGGTAATGGTCTTGTACCGGCGAAACCGACTATACAATGATACAACTGCGTGATATAGAACTCATTGATATTGGCACCCGGCTATTACTGCGGCGTGATCCGACACGCAGCTCTCCCGTGCGCCGTGCAGGCCGCTCTCAGGTCAATGCGCGCGTGTATGCCTTGAACAAAGGGCTGCGGCAGAACATTCAAGAGCAAGACAATATCGGCCTGCGCAAGCCTGATTATGTGTCATGGGTGGAGCCTATAGCCGGCAAGCTTGAGCGCAGCGAACAGATGGTGCGCTACCTTGTCGAGCAAACGCTGGCTACGCCACCGGATTGGCTGCGTGGTTTAATAGAGAATGCAATAAGGCGCGGCGTCAATCAAGCAGGCAGTGAGATCAAGGCCGCAGTAGACAATATTGACACGCGTGAATTGAATCAATTCCACACCGCCACTTCAGTGGTGGAAGTTAAGGGCATAGCTGGCGAAACGCAGCGTAGGGTATTAAGACATATTGCTGCGGCATTAGAACAACAACAGAGCCCCAATGAGCTCATGCGCGAATTGCGGATGACATTGGAGAAGGTCACGCGTGCGCGGTTAATATTGCTGGTCAATACTATCATGGTCAAGGCAGTGAACGCCGGCAAGCTGCATACCTATAAGCTCAATGGCGTAAGCAAGGTGGGCATAGAGCCGGAATGGAACCCAGCTGGGTTCACGCGGCGCGCGCATGATCATGGCAAATGGAAAGATGCTGACGTTAATGTGCTCACGGCAGGCGATGATTTGGTTTGTGATGAATGTGAGGATATAGCTGACGATGGGCCCTACACTCTGGAAGAAGCGGCAGGCCTTATTCCGGCACACATCAGTTGCCGTTGTACCTTTGTTCCATTAAGAGATGAGGATGACTTTGAGGAGCTAGTGCAGGAAGAGCGCGAGCTGCGCAGAGAAGAGGAAGAAGAAACAATTAAAAGGTTGCGCAGGAACCGCGAAGATGAATAATGACAGCATGGAGATGCCACTCAAGGAAGCCATGAATAGGCTGGCCATTGCACTAGACAAGATCCTCAATGGGCAAGATGTCCTCGAGACCGGCATTCGCAGAACCGGCTTTGTGCTTTTGCTATTCCCCTTCAACGATGCGACTGGCAATTGCAACTATATCAGCAATGGTGCAGAACGTGAAGATATAATGAAGATGTTTAAAGAGCAGATAGAGCACTTTGAAAAGCAGCAACCCCAAGGAGGCTACAATGGCTAAAGGAATGCTCGCGTTTATTATTCCGGTTGATACGGGCGCACGCCCGGATCAAAGCCTGCCCGGTGCACAGCCGGGTATTGACAACACCCTGCCCGGTGGACAAGGCGGCAGGCCGGACAATACCCTGCCCGGTGATCTGCCCATTCCGTCGCATCCCATTTATTACCCACTGCCTCCGGGTGCGCCGGTTGACCCGGAATATGGTATTCCGGAAGATGGGCCATATCCGGATCAAGGCTTGCCCGGTGATCAACCTCGGCCGGATCAGGGGTTGCCGGGTGATCAACCTCGGCCGTCCCATCCCATTGTATTGCCGCCTGATAGTGGCGGATGGTTGCCGGTTTATATTTGGGGCCCAACCGATCCGCGTCCCGGCACTGGGCTCCCCGGTGATCAACCATATCCGGATCAGGGCCTGCCAGTGCCTCCGCCGACAGAAGAGGAAAAGGCGCAGGTGGAATGGAAGGCAATGTGGACCCCAACGACAGGTTGGGTCAGCTTTGCAGTTGTTGTTCCTGGTGGCGGAACGCCGGTGCCGACGCCAAGCAAGGGCAAGCGCAAATAGTGATTCAGCGATAGCTGTGTGCAAGCACGGCTATTACGGAATCATGAGGAGGAGACTATGGGTCAGCGTTTCACAGTCATCGACAACTTTCATTCCGATGACTTTAATTGTGACTATGTTGCGGGCCTCTCCTACGAGGCACGCGACGAAGACAAGAAGCTGCTGGAGCTGATCCCCAAATGGATCAAAGAAGGCAAAGTGCGCGAAGGCGGGCCGGAGGCCGAAGTCTCCGGAACAGCCGAAGTGACTGGCAAAAACTCATAGGAGAATTCAATGGCTGTTACGCATCCGGTGGCCGTGCGCACTGCACTGGCTGACTTTGTTGTGGACCAACTTGACCTTAATACACCACCCGGCAAACTGGTTATGCAGACCGGTGCCGGCGCTGCAGTGGCGACGCTCACCTTTGCTAATCCAGCCTTTGGCGCCGCAGCGGCAGGCACAGCCACGGCCAATGCCATTGTTGCCGATACCAATGCTGTTGGCGGCACTATTGCTAAGGCGGAATTGCGGCAAGGTGGCGCAACGCCTATTATCCTCTGCAGTGTGACCACCACCGGTGGCGGTGGCGACATTCAATTGAACTCGGTCGTGATCTCGGCAGGGCAGCAAGTCTCATTGACATCTCTCACTTATTCCGCTCCAGCGTAATTAAACGACCCCGTTTCTTACGCTGCGTGGATGTTGCGCGGCAGTCTGGCAATCTTCCCCCGCCCTGCCGTGCAACTCTTGGATTATGGAATGAGTTGGATTGTGCTAGATCCAGACACAGATGTGGCTATTGCTTCCGGCTTTAATGAAGCTGAAGATGCAATGGCATGGATCACGCATGCCTTTTCAACGACTCAAAATGAGGAACGTATAGCACTATTACAGCGTTGCGTGGTTGCGCCGTTTGATCCCGAGAGGGATTCATAAATGGCTTGGGAATTCGTTGGTGTATCAACCGTTGTTGAAAGTGTTAGTACCAGTATTGCACTGACGCTTCCTGAAGGCGTGCAGGATGGTGATCTGCTTGTCGCTTGTCTTGCTCAGCGCTTGACGTCAACGATTCAGTCTGCACCTTCCGACACTGCGGCTTGGAGGGCAATTGGTAGTAATCTGATTGCTAGCACAGCCACCAATACGTCGGCTGCCGCCTCTGGCCATATATTTGCGACAACGCGAGTTGGTGGCGTCACCAATTGCACATTCCTGACCAATGTTAATAACGTCACATTGGGACGGATTATTGCGTATCGCGGACAGTCTAAAGGCAGGAGTGTTTATCCAGCAAGTTTGAACGCTCACGCGAATACAGTTGCGGGCGCGCGTGCGCCCAGTAATACGACAGCGGTCAACGTTGTTGGAAACAATACGGTATACGGCCCACTTGTTGATAATACGCTGATGGTCGCCATGGCGGCTGGCGGTCAGGAAGCAACGTTCACCAATTTCAAGTCGGCCAATGTGCCATCTATTGCTAGTGGCGCAATCAATACGACGCCCGGTCCCGTCTCGACGACAACATGGACCAAGCGTTGCGAGAGCATTACGACGAGCGGTGCCGATACCTCGCTGACGATCTTTGATGCGGTGCTGGAGACAAAGGGACCAACCGGCAATTTCACCGCCACGGCATCGCAGGGTGCCGCGCATCTTATTGCCGTTGCAATTATCAACCCGGAACAGGATGGACTGGGTTGGGACCCGACGCAGTTGCAAGCCGACAGCCTTGTTTTGTCGGCGGATTGCCGCACGGCAACACGCTCTGGCGGAGGGCAGAGTTATTCTGCACGCTCGTATACGACGCATGCCAGTGGCAAAAAATATATAGAGATCGTTCATAACTCTGTCCCGGGCACGGTCAACGTTGGCTTCTCTGATGTTGGAGGCTCAGGTGCTCAAATGGAGGCCGATGCCGTCAACACGATCCGTTGGCAGAGCAATGGCACAATTTACAGAGGTCCTACAACTGCCATTGGTACTGCTACGAGTTACACGACCGGCAATCGTCTTTGTATTGCCGCTAATTTTGATGATAATCTTTACTGGTTCAAGAATGGCGCGGGCCTTTGGAATAACAATGCGTCAGCTAATCCGGCGACGGGTATCGGTGGCATTAGTGCCGCCAAGGTGGGCGTGAATCAGTGTTTCTTCATCCAGACGCCATTCACAGGCGGTGCTGGTTTCAACGGGACGATCTGCACTAATAAGGACAATCAAGTTTATCCTGGCCCTACGGGCTACTTGTCATGGAATGATGAAGTCCTCACTATCCCCGAAATCGGCACGTTGGTTGCGGGTGGCGCAACACTTAGTGCAGCTGGCATAGTTTCTTATCCGCCAGCAGTTGGCACCGGCACATTCACCGCGCAGAACGCGGGCCTTGTTTCCAACAATGCACTGTCGGGATCGACCGGCACCGGCACGCTGGCGGCAGTGCCCGCAACGCTCAGCGGCACCGGCACCGTCGCGTGGAATGCAAGCGGCGCGCTGGTTGCGGGCATATCGCGCACCAACTTGGTGAAATACTCGGAGGTGTTCAATAACACCTCTTGGGCCAAGAATGCGGTTTCAGTCACTCCCGATATAACAGCGGCACCCGATGCCGCGATGACCGCTGATCGCATCACCGATAATGCGGTCAACGACAATCACTACGTCCAGCAAATTGGCATTCCGCTCGAAGTTGCGACGTACACCTATTCAATTTACGTCAAGGCCGGGAGCGGTGCCGGATGGTTTGGTCTATGCGCTGATGCTGTTGGCCCTTACTATGCGAACTTCAACGCGGCGACCGGCGCAAAGGGTCAGGTCAGTGCTAACCAGCCGACCAGCGGTATCGAAGATGTAGGCAATGGTTGGTTCCGTTGCTGGATGACGCTGCCGAATATCCTCGTTGCAAGTCGCGCTTGTTATGTATTGCTTCTGCCAAGTGACACGCTGACTACGGGTTATGTTGGTAGCGGTTCATATATCAATGTGTGGGGTGCGCAGTATGAGAAGGGTAGCGCACCGACCGCCTATATCCCAACAACGACGACGGCGGTAACGGTCAGCAATGCAGCGTTGCTTATTGGCACTGGCGAAGTCACCACACCGCCCGCATTCGGCACTGGTATATTGACATCGGACGTTGCTGCGCTTATCAGCAATGGCACGAGTGAATCGGTTGGCCTTGCCGGTGGCGGCAACGTCATCAATACTGGACCGCCGATAAACAACACCTTTTCCATTGGTCAAACTACCAATCCGAAATCGGCACAGAGTTTTATTTCGGTTGGTGATTCCATCAAGGCGGTGCGGCTCTGGTTTAGGAAGGGCACGAACGTATCGACCGTTGGCAATATCGTCGCCAAGGTGTTCACCTCCAATGGTAATCCGCTCGATCAGATTGGCGTCACGTCCAGCCCACTTGACTCGACAATCCTCACCACAACTGAAACTGGATACGACTTCACATTCTCGCCACCGGTCGAGGTCAGTCTTGGTGTCGAATATCACATCGTTGCCGAGACGATCGGGCTTGATGCTCTTGCGGCGAACTGCCCGCAAATTGGCGGACGCACGCCAAGCCAGTATTCTGGCGGGCAGTGGCGCTACCACGACGGGTCTGTGTGGTGGTCAAACTTCTCGACCTACGATCTCGTCACCATTATTGACCAGCGGTTAGCTGGTGGATTGTTCCCGCTTACGGCAACGGCAGCTGGTGTCGGCATCTCGCAGGTTGTTGCGATTGGCACCCTTGCTCCATCGGCATCGATACTTGCTAGCGCTGGTATATCGTCATCACGCTCAACTTCAGCTGCGCTTGTACCGCAAGTTAGTATTCAAATCGGCAATGGTATATCAGCGTCAACTGGTACTGGCGCGCTAACTTCTGTTGCCACGCTAGTCGGCATTGGCACTGGTGGACTAGCTATCGGCACTGGCACGCTGACGCTTAGTAATGCGCAGCTAGCCGCTGCAGGTACTGTTTCTTGGTTGCCGGTTACTGGCACCGGTACATTAACATCATCTGTTGTTGATCTGTCCGCCTTTGGTACTGTACGGGCTATTGGTACTGGTACATTAACGGCACCGGCACGCAACCTTGCCGGTACTGGTACATCTTCTATTGCAGCCACTGGCGCGCTCTCTTCTTCTATTGCAGCACTAGCCGCTGCAGGCTATTCCGCCTCCTATAGCACTTCTGCAGTGCTCCAGGCGCAGACCAATTTCTTGAGGATGGGCGATGGCCTATCGGCTTCAATAGGTGCGGCTCTACTTCAAGCGCAACTAACAGATATTGATGCTGTTGGTGGCGTACCGGGTTCTGAAGGCTCTGCCATACTAACAGTTGTCCCTGCAGCAGCGGCTGGCGCAGGTACATCGCGATCAGTCGGCACGTCAACGATCCTGACTAGCCCAGCTGCGCTCGTGGCAGTGGCTGGCCTCAGTCAATCGTCTGGCACCGGGACGCTGACCAGTGCTGCTCCGGCATTGGTCGGCTCCGGGCTTATTAGGGCAACAGGCACCGCAGCGCTGAAC